CCGATAACCCGGAAGCCGAAGCCTTCGCTACTTGGCTGGAACAGCATGGCCACAGCGCCGAGATCGGCAACAGCACTGGCAGCTATGTTGATGGGGTCGAGACCTCAAACAATGTCAAAGCTAATGAAATCGCGAATCGCCTCTGGGTTGACTACAGCAACAGCTAACTCAAGCTTATCGACAACGACACGCATAAGACAGAGAAGGGGCTTGCAAGCCCCTTCTTTTTTTGGTATTATATAACCTGAGTCAGAAAGGAGTGCCAATGAGCAAATTAGTTAACAAAGCCAAAGCTCTCGCCAAGCGAGCGCATCGTGGCGATACCGACCGGGCTGGCGTTGATTACTTCAACGGCCACCTCAAGGCGGTTGTTGACGGTGTTCGCGGCGAGGAAGAAAAAGCCGTTGCTTACCTTCATGATGTTGTCGAAGACACTGTTGTTACGCTGGAAGACGTTAAAGACTGGCTTGCCCCGGTTGTCGATGCCGATACGGTTGACCGAGTTGTTGCCGGGGTTGACGCCATGACCAAGCGAGAGTACGAACCCTACCGAGCCTATCTTGCGAGGGTTAAGGCAAACGACCTTGCGCGAAAGGTCAAGATTGCCGACCTAAATCACAACGCTGATTTGAACCGTCTGCCAGAGGTTGGGGCCAAAGACATTGAACGACGGAATAAGTACAAAGACGCAATCAACTACCTGAAATAAGAGGAACAACATGCAAGAAATCCGTTTCCCCATGTACGGGGAATGCCTAAACCGAGTAATCGACTGGAACGCTGTAGTAGGTCAACGAGACATTGAACTACAGCGTTCTTTGGTTATTAGCGAAATCGAAGAAACGCGTGATGCCATTAAGGACAGAGACGATAGAGAAATCCTTGACGGCGTGTGCGACGTGTTTGTAACCGCATCCTATCTCAACTACATGCTATTCCCGTATGCGCTAACCGCAGACACGAGAATCGATGAATGTCATCCGCTGGACGTACACACGCTTCTCAAATGCGTTGAAGCGTTTTCATCAAATTCGGTTCCGCACCACTTTGATATCCAGTTGTTGCTTATCTGGGCGGTCAAACAATATGGGTTGAGCGCGGTCGAAAGCTATATGTTGCGCGTGCTAGACAGCAATGACTCAAAGTTTGTCCCTAGCGTGATGTGGGATGAAGAGCGAGAGCTTGCACACGCTAGAGAGAAGTATGGCAACAAGTTTGGAAATATTGCCGTAGTCGTGCGCGAACTGAATAAAGAGACGGTGTACCTGCTTCGCGGTAATGACGGAGAAGGTAAGCTTCTCAAACCGACTACCTTTGTTGAGCCTTGACAGGCTCAGCAACTTTGGTAATATCAGTCTTTACACCAAACATAGGAGCTAGGTTTGTTCTACACCTATTACAAGACGTGGGGTAACAAAATCCTGTTCCGATACAAGAACGGAAAGGATGCCAACACCGAAACAAAGGTTGTTGACTTCTACGAACCCTACCTATTCACTCAAATCGAAGGACAGGACGACGACGAGGTTGACGCGTTTTCAATCTATGGAAATCCGCTAAAGCGTGTGCCATTCGACACTATCAAAGATGCGCGAAGCTTTGTAGACATGTATGCCGACGTAGACGGCATGTCAATCCACGGTAACACCAACTTCGCCAACCAGTTCATCATCGACCTGTTCGAAGGCAAGGAACCGGATTATGACGAGAAACAAATCCGGGTAGGTTACTTGGATATCGAGGTCTATTCTGATGATGGATTCCCTGAACCTGTCGAGGCTAGACACCCGATTAACGGCGTGACCTTTTACGATTCTGTTGAAGAGCGCTTCTACACGTATAGCCTGAAGTACAAGGGCGAAGACAAATGGCATAAGAACCTGTCACCTGAAGAGGTGCAAGAGCTTGATACTGAGTTCTACCATTTTGAAGACGAGAAAGATTTGCTTATCGCCATGCTCCACCACTTCAAGGATCATGACTATGACCTGACAACAGGGTGGAACTCCGAACAATTCGATATGGTCTATATCGTGACCCGATGCTATTCGCAGATCGGCAAGAAGCTGACCAACAAGATGCTGTCTCCGTTCGGCAAGATTTCGTTCCGAGAAGTGAAGGGTAATTACGGCAAGATGCAGACGAAGGTCGATATCTTTGGTATGCCGCACCTTGACTACATGGAGCTTTACAAAAAGCATACGTTCGAACCTAGAGCGAGTTTCAAGCTAGACTATATCGCGCACGTGGAACTAGGCGAGAAAAAGCTTGACTACGAACAGTATGGCAATCTATTCGAGCTATGGAAAGAAAACTACCAGCTATTCAACGACTACAACATTCAGGACGTTAATCTGATCGTCCGTCTGGAAAAGAAGCTTGGCCTGTTTGACCTGACATACGCGCTTGCCTACTATTCCATGTCCAACTATGAAGACACGATGGGTACGGTAAAGATTTGGGAACAACTGGTTGCCAAATTCCTGTTCACTAAGGG